GCCTGCTGCTCATAACGCTGAAACCGTCCCATCAAGGATTTATCATCCGAAAGATGGTAGGCATACGCGCCAGAGAACCACGTTCGAACTGTGGTTGTCTCTGTGAGATTTATCGACCCAGGCGTAATCGGCATGTCATCCCAACCGGCTAAGTAGTTATAGCCGTTGTTCACTGGGATAGGCACGCTCGCTGTGCTTACCACACTCTCAGAGGGTGGTAGGCTCAGGCGACGCCGGACATTTCTGCCACTGTCACGCTGATATTGCTGCACCGTTTTACTGGTGTGGCTAACAGCTTTGAGAAGGTCTTGAATGTCTGATATGGTAGGGGCAATGCCGAAGACATAATTCAGGAACTCTCCACCGATCTCTCGGTGAATGGAACCTAAATTAGATCCAAGCAAGCCTGCGCCAACCAGACGAGGGAAATCACGAATGATTTCCAACAGACCTTGTGACAGGGACGCCGGAGACTTGGTAGGAAGGGTATTGGCAATACATGCCGTACCCAATCTATTTGCCTCAGAAGCAGAAAGCTTCTTAGCATCTAGATTAATCCAAGGCTCACCTCCAGTACCTCCACCGAGCGGACCGGGAACGTTAAAAATCAACGGACCCGTTTGCTTATAGGTGTATGGACTGAAGCGAGGATCTATCCACTTCATCTCCCAGTTGGGATGCGAAGTGTGTAGCGAAGTCTTCGATGTGAAGAATTCGTGCCCATTGTCATAAGTCGGATTAGGATCGGTGAAACCATTTCTGGTTACATCGACAAACTGATCCGCCTCAGACGCAAGGGCATCCTCAGGCGACATTCCACGAGTAGACGTCGATCGATATGACGTCGTTATCTGTCGAGGAATGCACGCATACGAATTCAAACCGTATGCTGAATTCTTCTCTGCGAGAACACCATTGTAGTATCTAATCTTCACCATAGGTGAAAGATTAGGCTCCAATTGTCTCTCTCGAGTAGAAATCTGTCCCATGGTTCTCCGTAGGGTTGATTGGTCGTTGACTGCGACCGGGTGGATGGTAGATGCACTGCATTCCTACATCCACCCTAGAACAGGAAACGATTTCTCGCCAGTGTCAAG